AAAGGAACCGCTGTGAACATCACAGGGTTCAGCGCATCACCCTCGCTGATCTGCAAGCATCCAGTACCCACAGCCAAATCCAAGAACGACTCATGGATTTCCTGGGAGAAGTTACTGTTCTGAAGAATCTCGAACACATAGTTCGTAACTTCTTCAAGCGCCATATCAACATCCTGCCGCTCGGCAGGAGGAACCTCAGAGCCAGACACCAACTGAGCCCAGCGAGCAAAGTTAGGGACCAAGCCAGCCTGCAAACGAGAAGCAAACTCCTGAACCCCAACTACCGCAGTCTCATCAAATATCTTGTCAGTCCGACTCTGCCCCTGAGCTTGATCATAGAAGCTCTCCTTCTGGGGCATGGCATACTCATAGCACTCCTCAAACTTGGAGAGCCAAGTATCCTTGATGCGCTTTGAACGCTCAAAACGAGCCGCTATCCTAGAAGCTTCGTTACCCTGCAAAGAGGGCAGCGCATCTTGCAAAATCATTTCTTACCCCAACAACTCACGGCCAAAACCAGCACCGCCACGAGCGCCAGAAATCAACGAGCGGATACCAGCAGTGCCACCAACACGAGACGCCATATCCTGAGTGCGGCGCTTTTTATCCTCCGCACGATCAGATGCTTCCTGCTGACGCTGCTCCTCAATCTGCTTTAGACGAGCCTCACGCTCGGCAATAGCAGCGGGATCGGGCGGCGGCGGCTTTGGCGTTGGGAAAATACTGCCCATAATTTACCTCCATAACTTCCCACACCAGGGAATGAATCAATACTGTGGGTTTGCAGTAATGCAATACCTACTCACAATGGACCGAAGCGAACCCTAGTCTGGCGATTGGACAGAGGCTTTCTCGTGAATACATCGAAGTCACGCTTTGCCTGCACGGGTTTGCCGCCCTGAGTCTGGCCCATGATGCTCCGGCCCTCGCCCCCACCAATCAAGGCATACTGCAAGGCATCATGAACGTGCGAGAACTTGTTCTTGTCAGGCCGCTCCTCATAGCGATCAGCACCAGAGACTTGCATTCTCCGGTACTGGTAGCCACCACGGAAACCCTTTAAAAGATTGACGCACCTCGGATCAACCAAGAACCCCGGCTGACCATCCACCAAACGATTCAAAGCCGTACTCACAGCCTCCAACCTCAGGGCCACATCATTGTTCCCAGCCGGATAAGCCTTGATCCCAGCAGACCTCAATATCTGAAAAGGCGTACGCTCGTCAGTCTGTGCGCGGTAATCCCCAGCCGGATCACCATAAACTTGCAGACTCGCGCCAGGGAAACGCTGTGCGGCCTCAATGCGAAACAACTCCGCAAAGCGCACAATGCCCATGTCCTGCGCTACCAACTCATGCAAGATCACCCACTTCGCCCTAACGTGCTGGCAGAATACCGCAGCAGGCGTCAGACCAAAGTCCATACCCACCACAATAGGAACGCCAGGAACAGGCAAGATCGGCTCCTTGGCCAAGTGTATCTCATCGCTAAACATCGGATAAATCGGCTTCCCATCACTAAGACTACCAAACTTATTTAAAACATATACATCAATCCAACTCTTGGCCTTACCCTTAATAATGTCTGGATAATAGTTTGGAGTAATGTTCTTCCGGTTCTCTGCCTTGGGGTTTAGCTTGTACCCAGTAAGATTCCCGTCACGATCCTTCTCCTCCAGCATTCCCCCCGGCTGAGTGAAGAAGTTCCAAGTATCCGGTTTCACCAGCATCAACGCTTCCTCGCGCGTGATGTGATCCGGTAGCGGAGCCTCCCCCGACATGATCGGCCACCAGTGATCCTCGTCCGGTGCATTGGTATCCGCTATTACGCCGTACCATGTAGGACCTCCGTCCTTCATAGAAGGGAAGCGCCCCACGCGCATCGTACAAGCGTCCACGATTGCCTTGGGAACCTCGCGAGCTTCGTTTATCCATACGCCCGTCAACTCCAAAGACAACAACTTCTTCACATCCTCCGGCCTATCCAACGCCAGAAAGATCACCTCAATGTCCAATTTCCCACGCTGCAAACGATGCGTGTACGGAGGCGGATGCCACAACATCTTGCCCCACACATCCTCGGGAAACCAATCCAACCATGTCTTGATCGTCGTGGTTCGCAACTGAGGATACGAGTTTCGCACCACAGCCCATCGGGTTTTCCTCACCCCATTGGCATCCGGCTCTTGCTGCAAAGCGCGGCGGAATATCTCCACCGCACACCCCACAGATTTCCCGGAACCAACAGGACCACGCAACCCACGGAAGAAGGAATCATCCTTCATGAAGTCACGCAGAACATCACCATCCGGCTTGTAAGCAAACTCCACCACTAGCCAGACAATCCCGCATCCACCGCGCGCTTCACCATCCGGCCCGCAACCTCAGGCCCCCAAGCGTCAATCAACTTATCCACTTCCACATTCGTCAACTTCTCAGCAGGATAATGAGCAAGGTGAACCTTCCTCACTATCTTCCTCAAAAGGTTGCGATGCTCCAAAGATAAGACCGACGAAAAACTCCCCGAGTCCATTAGACTTACCTCATCTTGCTAGTCTTAGTCTTGGACTTTTGCATTGTATTATTTTTCGTCATGTTCTTTGTAGAAGTTGAAGGAGAGGAGGTATTAAAGCTAACCCCCTTCTTTTCAGCAACCTCGCGAATCTTAGACGCAAGCGGCCCCTTAGATTTAGAAATCATGCTCTTAGGGATATTAAAAGCCATAACACTTTCCTCTCTTTGAGTTACTTGCTGTTACGCATTTTTTGAGCGGCTTTAATTACAGCCCTCCTGAAAGGGCCTTTTGCAGTAGCAGGCGCAACACTCGCAGCAGGAGTAGAGGTATTATCCTTGAGTTGAGTCTTTAATTGCTCAGCCGCTTTCCTAAAAAGAGGGGCCATATTAAGACGCATCGCTTTTTCCTTTCTTTGCCATCGCAGCCATCTTGGCCGCTCCATATTTCTTACGACCAATGGAAGCCGCCAGCGCCTTCGGATCATCCACACCCTGCTTCTTCAACTTGGCCGTCAACGCCTTAAACCGAGCGCCACTCCCCAAAGGAGGTTGCTTCGCCATCACTTGCCACCCTTCTTCTTCAAAGCACGATACCGAGCCAATAAAGCCCGACCCCTCGCCACCGCAGAAGCCTTGTCACCACCATGACCCCAAGCCTCCAACGATAACTTCAACCTCGTGGGCCTACCCTTCTCATCCTTCAAAGGACCAGAAGCACTACCCATACGCACAAGGAAACTACCCTTGCGCCGCATATCCTCCGGGCCAGCAGGCGACCCCTTCACCGGAGCCTTCAAATTACCACCAGTTTCCTTCTTGTAAGAAGCACGACCAGCAGCATTCAACCCACCACGAGGGTCCTGACCCGCCTTCCTCTGCCACAACGGAGTAGCCAAGATACACTCCTCACCAAAGACCACACACTAAAGACATACACGAACCATAAGAGGAATGGACTGATCGAACTTTGAGGGGGAAAAATATTAATGGGGGACCTCGCGACACCCTGACGCTGGGGTTTTTGACCCCCCTCCCCTGCTCCACCGCGTAAGAAGCAGAAACCTTACTCAGTAGTCGATCTCACAACCAGCAGTAGCTACCCTAAGTCGATCTTCACAACTATATCGGTATCTACCTTGTGGTTCACTCGCTCAGGAGGACGCATACCAGACCGATCAAGTATATCTTTAGCTGCTTCAAGCTTCACATAGTCGGACTTGGCTTTGTCTATGAGCCCCACAATCGTTCCCAGAGCCTTTGGAGCAGCCAGCCCGATTTGTTCTACGGTGCGCCTGTATATCTCTTGGCTTATCTGTGGCTTACGCAGTAGCACATACGCACTTTCCGCAGCGGCTTTCTCACTGTAACCAGCATCTATAGCTGCCTGTTTACCGTTCCCACCGTTTGCAATGTATTGATCCACGAACTTATCTTGGAGGGCTGTCAGCTTACCCTGGACTGATGGTACATACTCGGTGTCTTTCACCGCTGGTCGCATAGGCATACGTCACTCCTTAACTGACTTGAGGAGGACTGAAGCTAAGGTTATGCCTCCCCCCATGTCCCCCCTCCTACGGCTCACTCAAATACCCTGTCAATGTACCGATTGCTCTACTGACCCTGACTGATAGACTGAAGGGCGATCCCCTCGGGCCTCTCACAGAGCGCCGGACTCGGCTCTGATGCCTTTGTGTGCTTGGCCCTTGCCCCTTCCGGCTCTCCTAGGCGTCCGTGTGATTCCCGTACGCCTCTTTTCCTTGCCTATCACCCCATAAAAACAACCACCTTCCGCCGTGAATTTTGAGTGCTACGCACCCGCTGCGCTTCAAAATTAACGGTTCCCGAGAAGGTAGTTGTTTTTCCGGGGACCCCGATAGTCTGCGGGAGGCTACCGGGAAGTCCCCCGGCCACAAGGAGAACCTACATGAGCAAGAACCAATCTTCAAAGACCTCAACCGCCAAGGCCATCACTCTGATCGAAGCCCTCCAGGTCATCGCTACTGAACTAACTGACAAGGTAGTTGTTGAGCGCGATGGTGTACCGACCGAGATTAATCGCCTCGCCTACGCGCAGAAGCGTGTACTGAACGGGATCGCATACAGCACTGCGCTTACCTTGCAGCGCACCCAGCAAGACCTCGACGCAGCCAAGCAGAAGGTGGTGATCGCAGCCCGCAGCCACCGTGGCGATGAACTCTCCGAGCTTGCACTCAACCGCGCAGTTGATTGGGCCGAGCGCCTCGAACTCCAAGAAGCCACGCTCTCCAATCTGATGACACTCGCTAGCGAGGTTTACACTCAATACACTGGCGAATCCTTCGAGCCTCCGGTGGCTCGCCCCACACAGCAACGCGAGTTCTCTACGCAAGCGATGGAACGCGCCAAGCGGTTCGCCATCGGCTCTCGCGAGGTTCCGCAGGGCGGTGGAGTGGAGGCCGCATAGGCTCCACTTCAATAGCCCCTGACTCACTCGGGTCAGGGGTTTACATCACTGCACTTATGCAGTAGTATCCCAACGCTAAAGGAGAACACACATGATCAACAGTATCATTGACGCAATCGCTGTCGCTATCGGAGCCCTCGCCGCTGCGGGGTTCGTGATCTTTTTCTTCACTGCCGGAAGCATCCTGCTCGGCCAATGATTCAGGAGAATCACCACATGAAAGCAACTCGTAACTCGCACCAGATCGTCATCCGTCATGGGTGGGGGTCTGCCATCATGCTTCCGGCAACGCCGGAAAATATGCAAGCATTCAGCATGATCTTCAAGCCAGAGCATACCTTCAAACAGCTTGGCTATAGGGAGTATGTCGCAGGGTCAGGCGATGATTTTGTTCAGGCAGAAATCGTGCCGACTGAAACCGTGGAGAAGTGGCTCGCTGCTGGCGAAGCTACTCGCAAAGCCGATGAGGCGAAGCAAAAGGGTGTCGAGGCAGCAAACTACTCCATCGAGAATGAGGAAGTTTGATGCTGCGAAACCAGATCGCAGCCAAGCCAAAGGATACATTGGGGGTACTCAGGGCGCGCATAGCTGTGCGCCTTGAACTCGCCCGCCAAGCACATCCCGAAAGCCACGAGTATCTAAGACTGCACCAACAGATCGCGGAACTAGAACGCGAAGTGTACGAGCGAGAGAAGAACGCTTGACCAACTGCATAAGGGCAGTATCTTGAGGAAGGAGGCTACCCTTATGCTCACAAACTACCTCGAACAACTAACGAAACTCGCGGAGGCGAACAATGTCAACCTCAAGCAAGCCTTTGTTAGAGCCGGAGTACCAGACAGCACCTACTATCGAGCCCTCAATGGGTGCGACCTACGATTCTGTACCGCCCAAAAGATCGCTGGCTATCTGGGTCAACAGGGTGGAGGTGCCACGCAAGGCACACTCCACAGCACTGAGCCAGACTGAACAAGTATTCTACAAAGAGATAATCGCAAAGCTTGTCGTAAGACGAAAGCATCTTGGCATAAGCCAGGAAGAACTATGCTCTACCCTCGGTGTGTCTGAGGGTTTAGTGAACAAGTGGGAGTCAGGAGTTAAACTTCCCGGTTGCTTCTGGCTTATGTGTTGGTGCATTTCTCTCGGACTTAAACTAACCATTGAACCCAAGGATTCAGCAGAATGAGATTCAAAAAGCTCATCATTAAAAAGACAGGTGATGAGCCGCCCAAACCACAGCCTAAGTCGAGGCGTGGTAAGTACAATGCTAAGGGCGAACACATAGATGGGTTCTGGTTTGCATCAGCAGCAGAAGGTAAACGCTATCTGCAACTGAAAACCATGCAAGAACAAGGCAAAATTGAGGGCCTTGAGTTACAGCCTAAGTTCTCTATCACCATTAATAGTAAACCAATTACTACTTATCGTGGTGACTTTCGCTATGCGGTTCTTGATGAGCGGCATAGGATTGAGCGTGTCGTAGTCGAGGATGTGAAGGGCATGGTGACTGATGTCTATGCCCTCAAAAAGAAAATGGTCGAGGCATCCTACGAAATCTCGATTAATGAAATCCCAGCAAAGGAGATAGACAAATGGGAACAGAGAGTCGGATAAAACCATTCGACGAAAGCAGACCAAGGAAGAAACACAGCCAAGCCCATCGGCTTCCCGATAACTGGGAGCCAAGACAAGAAGATATACTGTGGGCAAAGGAGCAGCACCCCAATGTCAACACAGAGTTTGAAACCCATAAGTTCCGCGATTACTGGCGCGGTACAGGCGGCACGAAACTCGATTGGGACGCAACGTGGCGTAACTGGATACGCCGATCCTTCGCAATCCAACGACCACACCAATCTGTTTTTGCCAACACCTCCACTGTGGCTGAAGCAAATCGTCAACGACTCAACCAATTATTTAGTGAGTTGGCTGAACCGACACCGCCGATTGCCGGAGAACTGGACCACTGAACAAGCTCGATTGGAGCTTTCGCCCGCCCTCCTCGCAGTGAGGCGGGCTCAAGCTCCGGCCTCGCTTAAGAAGTA